AATTTGTCAATCTGTCTGACTTTAATACTTTGTTATAAAACCGTTGACTTTTATATGCAAAACTGCTATTATTAGATTGCAACAATCAATACGGAACATTAAGTCAGGAGTGAATGAATATGAAATACAATCAATACTACAATAAGAACACAATGAATATCAAACAGCTTGCTAAAGATCTTGAAAAGCAAGGCTATACCTGTAAATTATCCGAAGATGGTGATTATTTATGTGTATACTATTGCTGTTTTTTAGATTATGTTGAAATATCCCTAACAGGATATAAGGACTGGTCTGTTACTTATTATAAGCCATTTAAAGAGGCATCATTCTATAAAGCAGCTACAAACTGGTCAGTAATCAAGCTACTCAATAAACTCTTGGTAGAAGTATAAAAATTAGGAAAGGTGAGAACATACAATGAAAAGAAGTAAAAAACAAGTTAATGCATTTTATAACTACTACGCAAAGAAAAAAGCAGATGCAGTCACAGAGTTTATGGATTACAACGGTCTTTGGAGTGAGTTCAAAGTGTCCGGCTATAAACGCCCAACCATGTTTCTTAAATGGGTAAAAGGCATTGAAGTTTATCCGGACGGAACTTTTGAGCAGCGTGATGATTGGATTGCACCAAGATTTAGAAAGGACTAGCAATGGCTTTAAAGGGAACAGAAAGAATCACAACTAAGGGGCAGGACGTTAATCCTTATAAAATTAATGAAAAAGAATTAGCCAGACTATATATAAGTCTGGCTAAACGTCTAAATCAGCGAATGGTTCGATTAGAGAAAGCGGGCTTTACCTCTGAATCCGGTGGTGCTTACGCTGATTACAATACAATTCTTAAAAAGTTTGGCTATAATAAAAGAATAAGGGAAAAAATAAAGTTGGATTACAGCGATCGTAACGTGCTATATATGCAGTTATCTTCCATGCGAAAGCAAGTGAAGATGATGCAAGATGTGCTTAGAGAAAAAAGTTCTACGATTCCGGGGTGGAAATCCATCATAAAAAAGAGACGTGAGAAGTTGTCTGAATATGGTCTCGAATTCAAAGACACAAGTGAAATGAGTGCTTTTTTCCAGTCTTATGCTTTTGAACTTATAAGTCTTTTATATTCTTCTGAGCAGGCTGTAGAATTTGTTGGTAAAGCCTTGCGTGACGGTGATACAATGAGCGAAATAATCAGCAAATTAGAAGATTTCAGAGACCGCACGGACATAGATAGAGCGGATGATGTAGCAAAAGAGCTCGGTTTTTCCGGAGAAGCAGAAGCATTGAAATATAAATACAAGGGGTAAAAAAAATGGTTATAGCAGGATATCCCGTGGTATCATTTAAAGACTACGATTACATGCGTCTTTTTGACGGTAATTTCATACGGAAAAGTAATGCAGGACATTATCAGTCTTTTTATGAAAAAATCATAACTATAGACACGGAAACTTATGTGTCTGAGAATGAAGACATTGGATGGTTAACTGATTGGACTATAACGATAGAAAATGATAGCTGTTTGTACGGTAATCATGTACGTGATCTTATCAATACGATTGACCGGATCTGTGACACGCTTCATGCTGATAAAGAACATACAGTGCGATTTTATATTCATAACTTATCATATGACTATATGTTTTTGCGTAATCATCTATTAGATAAGTTTGGGATTCCTGATCGTAAATTAGCTGTTAAAACTCACAGGTATGTATTTATGCAATGGCAATCTTTTGGCATTGAAATCCGTGATAGTGCTATCCTTACACAACGTACTCTTGAACGTCTCTGTAAGGACATGGGGACGCTTGAGAAAGCTACTGGTACGTGGGACTATAAAAAGAAAAGAACTCCTGAATCTGGGCGTACTGTAAAGGAATTAGCTTATGTCTGTATTGATACTATTTGTCTGTGTAAAGCTTTACGTTTATATTTATCGCAAAGAAACGTAACTGTTGCTACTGCCCCATTGACTAATACTGGTTTTATCCGCAATCAAGCAAGGGCAAGATCACGAAAAGACAAGAAATGGCATAAGAAATTTATTTCAATGCAACTTAGTTTAGTTCAGTACGAGTTACTCACAGCCTGCTATCACGGTGGCTATACTCATGCGAACCGATACTATGTCAATCAATTAATTACGGAACCGGTGGAGTGCTACGATTTTACAAGTTCTTATCCCGCCAGAATCGTATATGAAAAGTTTCCTATGACAAACTTTGTTTCTACAAAGTTATCGTTGCAGGATATCATGGATCTAAAAGAAAATTATGCTTTTGCAGGCTATATACGATTGAAAAAGCTACGCTTGAAAAAAGGCCATCCTATGCCACCGCTTGCTTTTCACAAAGCGAAAGTTTGCATATTTCCAGATGCAGATAAGATAAGTAAAAAGAAAGCTATGGAATTGAATCTTGATAATGGTAAAATCGTTAATGCAGATCTTGTAATCTATCCGTTTACTGATCCGGATTTACAGGTCATTTTTGAAGCCTATGACTTTGAATGGGCTGACGCTGCAAACGTCATACGTGCAAAGAAAGACTACTTGCCTGATTGGATTATTAATTATGTGATAGAACTTTTCGAACATAAGAACACGTTGAAACATGCAGACCCGGTGCTTTATATGATTTCAAAAGGAGAACTTAACGGCATCTATGGCATGATGGTACAAAAGATGATTCAATCCATGTTTGAAGAAGATTACGAAACCGGACTATGGAATGATGTTTTGAGTGAATCTGAATATGAGGAAAAGTTACAAAAGTATTACAAAAGTAGAAATTCTTTTCTACCTTATCAATGGGGTGTATGGGTCACTGCTTATGCTCAGGCAGAGTTATTTGAGCTTGGGAAGTGTTGCAAAAGGTGGTTATATTCTGACACTGATTCCGTTAAGGGTACGGAATGGGATAGGAAAAAACTTGCTGAGTATAACGAAAAAATCATGAAAAAATCAGAGCAACAAGGAATGGGAACGGTACTCTTTAATGGAGAATCACACACGCTAGGAATTGCTGAGTTTGACGGTATTTATAGCGAATTTAAAACTATGGGTAGCAAACGTTACTGTTACCGTGAAAAAGGAAAACTAAAACAGACCGTTGCAGGAGTTCCAAAAGACGGCGTATACTGTCTTGATAACAATATAAATAATTTTGAAAAGGGATTCATTTATAGAAATAGTCTCACTTATCGCAGAAACTACCGTCGTGCAAACAACTGGAAAAAAGACCCAAGTTGGAAACTTAAAACGGAATACCTCTATAACAAAGGAATTAACACGATAACTGTTGACGGTTGCAGAATAGAGTATGGCTGTGCAATCCGGTTATCCGATACGGAGTATGAATTGGATCACACCATTCCGTATGATAAGGAAACAGGGTTGCCGTTGCCGTTTGAAACAAAAGATGTTTTATATAGTTAAAAAGGGATGCAAATTTGCATCCCTTTATTTTTTGTTTCACGTGAAACATTACATTGTAATGGATCCTCTGTGAATTTGTACCTGTGTTACGGTTGTAAGAGTTCTGTAGTTATGTTTGTCATCACTAATGTCATACAAAGCAAGATAAATCTGCCTAGCTCGGAAATTCAACTGTGCCGGAATGTGATAAAAATCGGATCCAGATTTTACGATCACAGTCGTAGGATAGCAAGTATACCCGTTTCCATCCCCAATAAAACTGGTAGAATAGATACGTCCGAGATAGTATTCTGTACCATCACAAACAAGTTCACCGCTGTTTGGAAAACAAACATAATCACCCCAGATGATATTACTAGTATTTTCGCTGTAGTTTGTAACGAACACCCAACTACTCCCCGGAGCTGCTGTAAAATCTCCTGATTCAAAGTTAGATGTTACATCATAAAAGGATGGATGACAAGACCCGGTTTTTACTGCTTCCGCAAGGTAGGTAGCGAGTCGTTCCTGTCCGGTCGTGTTTGGATGAAAACCGTCCGACCCCATGAATCCGTCAGCGTGTAAAATATATTCGCTTCCATTAAGATAGTTCCAATTTTTCCGCTGTGTGTTATACACACTTTTTGCAGTCTTGAATCTATTCCATTGTGTGCTGTCCGCTGACCATGCAACCATTGCTACAAAAATTTTAGCGTTTGGAAAACGTGTTTGCGCTACCCCATAGAAAGCGTTGATCGCATTTTCAATTTCTGAATAAGAACCGAACTCATTATAACCCCCAACTACTAAGATCTGCTTTACAGATGGATCACCGTCAATCTGATTTAAAAGCATAAGAAATGAGTTGTTAGACGTTGAAAAAGAAGCACCACCGTTGCTTTTAATAGTTACATTGTCTATAGAACAGTAATCCAAAAAGTGTTCTGTCCAAGGAGTTATATTTCCCTCCGGAGTATAGCCTACTGTGTAGCTGTCTCCGATAATGATAGTTTTACCGCTTAAATCAAATAAACCGTATCTTTTTTCGAGATTAGAAATCAGTTTGCCCTGTTCGGTTACTGTGCTTTTTAATGGTTCAATTTCATCCGTTAAGATTTTTTTCGTTGCAGCATCAACCACTTTTCCAATCTCTCCGGAATCTAGTGACTCTTTAATTGCATCATCAATCTTTTTTTGTGCAGTCCCTTTTATGTCTGACCATTCTTCATGATCCTTTTCTGCCTGCTTTGATACTTTTAAAACATAGTCTAAGTTCATGTCCTGCATGGAGCTGTGAGGGTACGTATTAATCATTTTTCTCTCCTTTCTTAATAAATAAGAATCAGTAAGTCACTTGCAAATAATCCTGTGCAATAATCTATAAATGATTGCTTTCTCAGTTGGAGTTCCGATTCTAACATTTGTTGTGATGTAGTCACGCCTATGTTTCCGTGAATCTGTCCAGTGTGAGTTGTAGTCCCTTTTTCCGTGTTTTTTTCAGTTCGCCCATATTCAATGTTGTTTACATCCTGCCCGGAAGTTTCTATTTTTGTACTATTTCCATAAGTGGTAGTATCTTCCTTTGACGGCTGATAAGTGCTCGAATCAAAAGCACTTACTTTTTCTTCCATTGTGTCGGCTCCTGTGTTTGACGTAATGGATCCTCTGCCTGCCTGTAAGGTGTTTTTGTCTTTACCACCTGTTACAGTGTTTCGCTCAATTTCTGGAGAATCCGTCCAGGTTTCCTGTCTGTCATAGTTCTCTATTGGATTATATTCTTTCTTTAATGCAAGAAAAACCCGTTCAATGGAATCCTGCCATTTTTTTGACCATGCCGGAATAGCTGACTGTTTCATAAAATCACCATCCGGATAGAGTGGCTCGCAATCACCATAAGATAAAAGTAAACTGTCAATAAAATTCTGCTTGTCAGCTTCTGCCGGAAAAGTCATGTTCTCAAATAAGCTCTTATCATATTCATAAAGTCCGGCCATTGTAATCCTATACATCCCCATTTGTTACACCTGCCTTTTTGTAGTCTCTGATCTTTATATTCAGATTTAAATCAGTGTAAAGTGTGTTTGCCATGTCAACCCCTGTCTGCATTGTTTCTAGCCATGTAGTAATTCTTGTCACAGATTCTATATCGTTTTTTTCAGTTTCCATAACATTTAAACGCTCTTTTTTATCAGAACCGACAGACGGAATTCCGACTTCTGTGTCAAACTGGTCAAGAAGTTTTTCGAATACCTCAATTAACTCTTTCGAAATAAAGTTGTTTTTCAAATCTTTATTGAAAAACTCAAAAGGTTCTGAACTTTTTCCTCTCATGTTTGCGTTCTCATTCTCTTTGATTGAAGCGTTATACGCAACTGCCGGATTACCTGCTTGTACTTCGTCATAGATTTTTTCCAGTGTTTTTGCGGCAGCTTTGTTTTTGGCAGCTATCATAAAAGCTAACTTGCTGTTGAATACGTTCATATCAAAAGCAGAAGCTACCAGAGCTAACTTATAACTATAATAACCGATAATGTCAAATATTCCGCATCTGGAAGGACGTAGATAGATTACGCTACAATCTTTACCAATCTTTAGATCCTGTAAGCTTATGTTTGCATTGGTAGCATATGTGTTAATGCTTGCAAGCGTTGGTTTGCAATAGATATCATATCCACTGATTGAAGGATACTGAGCGATCAGTCCATATGCAGGAGTGTATGTGATTGCGATAAATCCCCCACCAAGCAGACAAAACTTAAAATAGTCAATGTCAAAATTTGCATTGTATGTTATATCGAAAATAGAACACACTCTTTCATACAGCATACGATCAAACGTGTCAGTATATAGACTGTCTGCCTTGATTCCTGACGGTTGGAAGTAATTTGAAATGATATTGATTTTATCAAATCCAATTGGAACCCACATATTTTCACCTCTTTCTATGTTTCACGTGAAACATTATTCATAATAAAAACCACTATTCAAGTAGCTATTCACTGCTTCTTGATCTCCGGTAAATCCACTTATTTCTATGGATGCATTTCTGCATCTGAGATAGCCGGAACAAGTTGAAATATTGCGAGTGTTTCCATCTGCATATCCCTCACTTGCACCGTTCGGCTCAGTGCTCATTCTTGTATAGCAGATTACGGATGCATCAAGATTATTGAGAATTCCCCCCACTGATCCAACCGAGCCAATACTCGTGACTTCCGGAGATAAAATGGAATGCACAGTATTAAGCACTCCGGAAGATACACCAAGTGCATTTCCTGTCATAGCAGATGAGACGGTGGATAAACCGCCGATCAATGCATCACCAATGTTTACATTTGCACCTGCTATGTTTACAGGAACCGTCATCTGACATTGATAATGTCCAATTACAGAAGTTCCAGATTTTAGCCATACATCAGATATTCCAGAATATGCATCAAAATAATAGTCGGCTAATAACTGGCCATTATTTGTCTTTGTAATATCTACCGGAACTACTCCAACGCAAGGAAGCTGCACAAAGTAACGACTAAAATTACCATTGTAAAAACGAAAATCTGTATTAGAATAAAGTGGATTAGTCAGTTCAAGATTGTAGGAAAAATGCACCACCGGACTATTTGAAGCCCCACCAATCAATAAAGCTGCCACTCCGGAATCCCAATATCCTAAATTTACAGAATTCATTATTGAAATAAAATTACTTGAGCGAAAGGGTAGCCATTTTAAATCAATAATGTATTTTGCAGGATCGAAAAGAAACTTTGTTGTTGCGTTATCAATCAACTCTTGGAAGTTATCAGCTGTATACATGAAGCTAACAAGTAAACCTAACTGTTTTTCCGTAACATAGTAAGTTTCAACCCCTGCCGCTCCTACGATACGCATGATATAGTTACCTGCATATCCATTAACAAATACATTAACTGGCTGTGCAACTATAGTATCCTGCTTCTGCCAGTCCTCAGTGGGTAAATAAAGCGGATCATCAAGCAAAGGGGCTTGATGATTTGAGCGTTCAATGAAACAGCTATAATTACCGATTTCATTTTTATAAGTTGCTAAAACGTCCTCAGTACAAGTTATTTCAGTTTGTCCCGCATTGATTGAAGTAGTTGAATCAATAAAATAATAATGATCTGCCCACTTTGCATAGTTAAATTGTAGCATGTCGTTCATTGGTCTTTGTAAAATAAATGTAGGATTTTGAAATGTAGTTGCAGATTTTAAAAGGCAGGGAACTTCTGTCCCCTGCCCTGTAGGACGTTTTGTAGAATTTTTTCTTTTTGAAAAATGATACAAAACTATTTCTGTCATGATAGGTATATATCTCCTTTCGAAGTAATGGCACAGATCCAACCGGACGGAATCCTAACCCATGTTGCTCCTGTCTCATCCTTTTTGATTTCCTTTACAGTGACTGCGGTTCCTTTTTTCAAGCATCCATCAGAATGAGCATGTTTCATGCCGTCCCTTGTCAGCTGCGCATATTCTTTGATCTCACCCCATACACTATAGCGTACATGTAAATGATCTACTCTGGTCGTATAAGTTTTTCCAATCAAATAGGTCAATGATTCATTATTTTCATCCCATACTCTGCGGATGCAAGATAAATCACTTCTCCGACTTACAAGACTTTTGACAACTCCAATACCGGGATTGTCAGCAGTGTTTTTTCTACCGCCTCTACTCTCGATCATATGGCCATTGCCAATAAAAATTGCACAGTGAGTAACTGGATTTCCAAAAAAGAGAAAATCACCTACTTTTTGTTCTCCAATCGGAATCTTTTTTCCAAGCTTGGAATAACCGGAAGCTGTCAGATCTCCCACCTCTGAGCCCGCTTTCTTCTGAATATAGTAAAGCAATCCGGAGCAGTCAAGCCCTGACTGTGGGGTATTACCACCCCACACATATTTTACACCAAGTAATTCCTTTGCATTTTCGACAAGTTCGTTCGCTGTCATATTATACCTACTTTCCTAAGTGTTCGATTAACGAGTTCATTTTTTCAACAGCAAGCGTGTTGTTTTTTATGACTTCTGAAAGTGTGTCAACTTCATCTTTATGCTCTTCATTGAGTTTGTCAACTCGTGCGTTGGTCTGGTCGTACATGTACTTCACAAAGTATGCCATGACACAACAGCATACGATCGGAAACGCATAGTTGCCTAAAATGGCTAAGAATGTATCCATCATATTGTGTGTACCTCAAAATAATTGTCATTAATAGGTGAACCTGGTACTGTGTCAATTAATATTTTGACATATGAATCATTTTTTGTGTTATTTACAAGTTTAAAATGAGAAGCATCTGGATATCCATAATATGACTCAAACTTTATTTCATATAATGAATTGTATAAACTTGTAACTATTAGTGGAATTGTATTATAATACAAGACAAACCCTGTTGCCGCCACATTCATTATTAATCTCCTTACGCCAATAGAATCAAATGGAAGGGTTACAATGATAGAACCCCCAGCAGGCACTTTTACATTTGTTACTAACATATTTATACACCCTCCCCGATCACATACAGGATTCCGTTATGCGTGAAGTTGTTCCAGTAGTTTTTTCTGGAATGTACAAACATGTTATAGTATCCCCCTCGGCTGTTGAATGGAGTTGTCGAACTGTAATCAAACTGCCAGTTGACCCCCATAGCACGACGGTCATACAGAACACCAAGAACATACGGTAAATTGACCTCTGTTTCTGCCTGCTTTGCATGTCCATCCGCTCCAATGATGGACGGAGTAATCTGGATCGCTGATTCATTATCCGCAGACTGCCACCAATTTACAAGTTCTTTGTTCTCGATCTGTAAATTTTTGTCATCAAACACATACGGTAACGTCTGTGTTTCAGAGTCGATCCAGAAACTTGACAGCATCATAAGTCGCTGATTTTCTTTCCGTGTGAATCTCAAAAGGTCTTCAAAGCCTGTGATAGTAAATCTGTACTTAGTTGATCTTTCTGTCATCTTTTCAGAATCAAGTTTGATTCGAGCAACAACGAACGGCATAAACTTATCACGGTGCTCGGAAAGTAACTGCTTTCTTGTGTACTGTGTTCCATTCTCTGTGTTAAACTCATGTGCAAGGTCAACTTCCATACCAAGAGATGATAAGCCTGCCATATAGTTTAGCATGGTTGCACGACGTTCACTCTCACGATCCATCTCAAGATCATTACGAAACTCAATCATAACAGCTTCGTAAAATCTGAGAAATTCTTCCTCGCTAGAAAAAGCAAGTGCCAGCTGGTCACGGAATCTTGTGATTGATCTCTGTAACAACTTTGTTCCGTAGAACTTGAGTTCAAGCACTTTCGGCTTGTGAATCTTATACATGTCAATAGAATTGCCATCATCCAAAGTGTTTGGATTCTGTTCTGTGTTCCAATCATCAGACTGTTCTGCGTCCATTGACAGGGACGTAATCTCTCTGACGATAGCACCCCAACGAACATTTGTCTGTTCGACTGTCCTTAATTTACCAGTATAAGATTCGTTTGCAAAATACGTTTCCGCAAATACTGTAGACATAGTTTTCAGTGTGTTTTCTACTCCTGTACGTAACAGTGTTCCCCCAACAGAAACAAAAGAACTTGTGTCAGTCGCTATAAGGTCAGAACGACCTGTAGCCTGTTTAGCAATGGAACTGATAAGAGTATAGGCGTCCTGCGGAGTTAAACTATTTACAGCCAATTTAATACACTTCCTTTCTAATTCATAATTTTCATCATATCGTTGATAATGTCTTTTTCTGTTCTTGGTGAATTTACCCCACCATTTCCAGTATTCTGAATATTTGAAGCCTGAATAGTGGCTGTCAAATTATTGATAGCATCAAGCACCCTATCATTCTGGTTCTGATTCTGGTTCTGATTCTGGTTCTGGTTCTGGTTCTGGTTCTGGTTCTGGTTCTGATTCTGGTTCTGGTTCTGGTTC